TGGACCTTGGTGCAGGAGGGCAGGGTTCGCTTCCCCCGTGGCAATGCGCTGGTGAAGCGGCTCGTGGACATGCTGGTCAACTTCCCGCGCGCCAGGTTCGACGATGGCGTAGACGTGTGCGGCCTGCTGGGCCGCGGCATAGCCGACATGGTGCCGGCCTCTAAGCCGGCCGTGGCCAAGCGCAAGGCGCCCAAGCCGTTCACCGATCCCTGGTATGCAGCAAGGGAGCGCGCCGACCGCGGCGACGAAGAAGAGCGGGAGCGCTACTACCGTTGATGCCTCCGGCAGCTCGGGCACCTTGGGGCCAGTTCGCACACCGGCCCGACCATGGCAGACCAACCCATCGCAGCACTCGAAACCGGGATCGCGGCCGCCGCTGATCCCGATCCGGCGCGCGCCCAGCAGTTGAGCCGCATGCAGGCCGACGTGAAGCGCTGGATGGCTCGCTTCGAGGAGGCCCGCGAGTTCGACAAGGACGCCCGGCAGCAGTACGTGAAGGATCGGCGCCAAGCGCGGGGCGACTCGGGGTTCCTGGTCGACGCCAACCTGATCGGCACCTACATCGACATTCAAGAGGCGTTCCTCTACGCCCGCAACCCGGACTTCGACGTGTCGCCCGGCCCGGCGCACCGCATGCCGACGCCTGAACAGCTGCGGGACATCGTGGAGTCGGACGAGCAGCTGATGGCCGACCTGCAGCAGCAAGCAGAGCAGGACGCCATGGAGGTTGGCCGGCAGATCGCGGTGGAACAGACCGCCATGGGCGTTCCGCCGGAGCAGGCATTCCAGCAGGGGCAGCAGGCGCAGGAGAGCTACTTGGCCACCAACCCTGCCGACAAGCTCGTTGCGGACCAGGTGCTGAAGCTGCGCAAGCAGTACGCCAAGCGATCGCGGGAGATGAAGCAGTTTGCCGAGACGCTGGAGGCCGTGGGCACCCAGATGTGGAAGGACGCGCAGCTGAAGCGCCGCGGCCGTCCGTGGGTCCGCTCGTCGCTGACCATCGGTCCCGGCGTGCTGAAGGCGACATGGCAGGAGCGCACAGAGATCTCGCCCGAGACGCAGACCGCTATCAACGACCTGCAGCAGAACATCGCCCGGGCCAAGGCGCTGCAGAAGGAGCTGGAAGACGGCACCGCCGGCTATGGCGCCCGTGCATGGGACACGGTCAAGGGCGTGTTCGGCAACAACGAGGAGGCCAAGGTTGCTGATCTGGAGCGCCAGCTGGCCGCCATCCAGAATGGGGCCGAGCGCGTCGTCGCCCGCGGCTACGCGATCGACAACGTGGCCGGCGAAAACTTCCAGGTCGCGCCGGGCTTCACCATCGCCAACCACGTTGATGCGCCCTGGAACGCCGAGATCTCCTATCCATCCTATGAGGACGCGCTGGCCGAGCATGGCCCGTACTTGGCGCAGTTCGACAAGGACGGCAACGCCGAGAACATCCTGCGCAAGGCCATCCGCTACGCACCGCGCAAGCCGTGCATGGGCAAGAACGAGAGCGTCGGCTTGACCGGCAACGCGGCCACGGCTGAGGAGGCCGATGCGTACACCACGAACACCGACGGCGGCGCCAATGGGTGCTACGTGCGCCGCATCGAGATCTGGGACGCGGAGAGCAACACCGTCCTGACCGCGATCACCGGCGTGCCGTTCTGGGTCAAGCCCGCCTTCAACCCGCCGGCCACCACCCGGTTCTACCCGTATTTCGTGATCTGCACGTCCGAGGTGGACGGCCAGCGCCACCCGCAGAGCCTGGTCAGCCGTTCGACCAAGCTCATGGACGAGTACAACCGCATCGGCTCGGCGGAGACCGAGCATCGCCGCCGCATCAAGCCCAAGACGGCGTTCCACGCAGGCGCGATGGAGGCGGATGAGGCAGCCAAGCTCGCCAAGGCTGACACCGGCGAGATGGTCCCGCTCAACGTGACCCAGCCGAACGCAGACCTGCGCACGCTGTTGGTCCCGATCACCTATCCGCCGATGGACCCGGCGGTTTACGACCGCACGCGCATCATGGCCGAGCTGGAGCGCATCTGGGGCGTGCAGGAAGCGCTGACTGGCTCCATCAACACGGCCAAGACCGCCACCGAGGCGGACATCCAGCAGCAGGGCTTCCAGGCGCGCAGCAGCAGCCGCCGCGACAACATGGAATCGGTCCTTAGCGAGCTGGCCGAATACACCTGCCAGATCGCCCGCGTCTACCTGACCGACGAGGACGTGCGCTTTATCGCTGGTCCGACCGCCTTCTGGCCGCCCTACATGGGGCCGGACGACCTGGCCGAGTTCGTGCGCATCGAGATCCGCGCCGGTTCGTCGGGTAAGCCGAACACCGCGATGGAGCGCCAGTCGTGGGCCAACCTGCTACCGCTGCTGCAGACCGGCATTACCCAGATCGGCCAGCTGCGAGGCGCGTCGCCCGACGCGATCGCCGACGCGCTGGAGCAGCTCATGCGCCTGACCGCCGAACGCAGCGGCGAGCGCTTCGACATCGACCAACTCATTCCCCAGAACGACGGCACGCAGCCGGCGCTGCCCGCACAGGCCGTGCCCGGCAGCGCGCCGCCTCCGCAGGGTGGGAACGCCGGCCAGCAGCCGCCTGTTCCGCCTGCGCCTCCCGGGGGCTCACCGGCCGCCGATCCCCTTGCAGCAGCCTGATAGGAACTGAGATGCGCTACCACCCACTGACGCTCGCCATCTGGCGGGCATTCGCAACCTGGAGCAAGTGATGAACGACAAGACGATCGAGCAGGAAATCCAAGCCAAGGGCCTGGCCGCCCCGCGCGTGACACCAGATGCCATCGAGGCTGAGATCGCCTCCGAGTGCTTCTTCAATGCATGGGATGCGTTCACCGCAACGTTCGATGCCGGGAAGGTTGTGTGCCGTGAGTTTGACTATGACACCCTCCGCCTGCCTCCGCCAGCAGCTTCTCGTTACGAGGCAACGCGTTGCCTGACCTTCTGTGTGCTAGTTCTGCGCAACGGCTTCACCGTCACCGGTGAATCGGCCTGCGCCAGCCCGGAGAACTTCGACGCCGAGATCGGCCGCAAGATCGCGCGCCAGAACGCAGTTCAGAAGATCTGGCCGCTGCTGGGCTTCCGCCTGCGAGACCAACTGGCCCAGAAGGAGGGCTGATCGATGCACGTCGACGCAGACACCCCGGCCGCAGCGCCGGACGCCACCCCGACCGACCAGGCCGCCGACGTCATGGCAGCACTGGACGCCGGCATTGCCGCTGCTGATGCCGAGGCGGCACCGGTCGCTGATGCAGTGCCGGCGGATGCAACCCCGGCCGCCGATGCGGATGCGCCCTCGGCAGACGACCCGAACGCTGCTCCGCCCGCTGACGGCCAGTCCCCGGCACAGCCGCAGGAAGGCGCTCCCCCGGCGGATGACCAGCCGGCCGCTACCACTGAGGGTGAGCCGCAACCCGACGCCGACACCGAGGCCGAGATCACCGCGCTTGGTCTGAAGGAGAAGTCGGCCGAGCGGTTCCGCGGCATGGCCGCCGAGATCAAGGAGCTGGCACCGCTGCGCGAGGCCATGAAGGCCGCTGGCATCGAGGACGTGGCCCGCCTGCCGGAGCTGGTCCAGCGCTCGAAGGTCGGCGAGGACATGGTGCAGATGGTCGTGGAGACTGGCGCCAGCCCCGAGCAGTACGGCATGGCGCTCGACTACCTGGGCCTGATCGGCAAGGCGCAGCAGGGCGATCTGGTCGCAGCCGAGAAGGCCTACGAGGTCATGGGCAAGGAGTATGCCGCGCTGGCCAAGATGCTCGGCAAGGAGGCGCCCGGCATCCACGACCCGCTGGCCAACCACCAGGACCTGCGTGCCGAAGTCGAGGCCGGCGACCTGCCGCGCGCCCGTGCCGTCGAGATTGCCGGCCAGCGGGACCGTGCAGCCTACACGGGCAATGTTGAGCGACAGCGCACCGAGAGCCAGCAGGCGGCGGAGCAGGCCGAACAGCGGGGCATCCAGTGGCTGCAGCAGTTCGACGCCGAGATGGCGCAGGAAGACCCCAGCTATGCGGCAAAGCGCCCGCAGCTGAATGAGGCCGTTCGCCAGATCCGCGAGCAGTACCACCCAAGCGAATGGGCACAGCGGACGGCGCTGGCCTATGCGCGCATCCAGGCGCCGGCGGCGGCAGCGCCGGCCGTTGCCGCACCCGCCGCGCCGGTCCAGCCGCGCCCGGGTCCGGTGCGCCCGAGCGGCCCACGCCCGGCGATGGACCCGACCACCTTCGCCAGCCCGATGGACGCGCTGGAGTACGGCATCCAGCAGGCCACCAACGGCTGAGCAGAGCCAAGCTCTGTCACGACAAGACCCCGCTTCGGCGGGGTTTCTTGTGTCCGTTGACGCATCCCGCAACAAGGGCAATCTGGCCCTGCGGCTGACAACCGCGCCACGCAGCAGTACGCCGGAGTCGCGCCCGGTAGGGCAGTGAGAGGCCTCGCCCCCCTCGAACGTGGATGGAAGCAAGACACCCATTCCCCTTCGAGGACACCCTCATGCCGTTCACCACCGCGCAGATTGCGCAGGGCGCGAACTACTCGCTCGAGTCCTACGCGACCAACGATCCGATCGACCAGATCAACATCGCCCACACCACCCTGGACCTGCTGGTCAGCAATAAGGAGGTGTCGTACTTCGGTAACGGCATCTACAACGAGAAGCTGTTCATCTCGAACGACAGCAACTACCAGAACTACAGCGGCGCCGACCAGGTCACCTACAACGAGCGTGACCCGAACCGCTTCGCCAAGTTCCAGTACTACAGCAACCACGAGGGCTTCTGGTTCGATGAAGACCGCCTGATCGCGGCCGGCATCACCATCGATGACTCCGGCGCCGGCGTTCCCTCCTCGTCGGAGAAGGAGCAGCTGGTCAACCTGCTGCAGTCGAGCTGGACCGCCATGAAGAATGGCCTGCAGGAAGGCCTGGCGCTGGAAACCCTGCAGAACGGTTCGCAGTCGGCCAAGGCCGTTCCGGGCCTGGACCACATCGTCTCGACCACCCCGGGCACCGGCGACATCGTCGGCGGCATCAATGCCAGCACCAGCACCTACTGGCGCAACAACGCCAGCATGGCCATCGCCTCGGGCGGCATCGTCGCAGCGCTGGACGCCATGTGGGATGCGTGCATCCGATACGGCGGCGCCATGCCGACCGACATCCGCTGCGGGCAGGCGTTCCTCAACGCCTACAAGGCTGAGACCACCACCAAGGTTGACCGGCAGATCATCGTCAACCAGCAGGGCGGCACCGGCATGGATCCGTCGATCACCCGCGTGTTCTACAAGGGCATCGAGCTGATCTGGGATCCGACCTTCGAACTGCTGGACGCTCGCCTGGGCGCGATCACCTACCCGTGGACCAAGCGCTGCTACCTGCTGAACCGCAACTTCATCAAGTTCCGCCCGCTGAAGGGCCACTGGATGAAGAAGCGCAAGCCGGAAAAGCTGCCGGACCGCTACGTGACCTACTACGCGCAGACCAACAAGTACGGCATGACGGCCAAGAAGCGCAACGTCCACGCCGTGCTGTCCATCGCCTGATCGGGCATGGCCTGATCCGAGTGTCCCGGCTCCGGCCGGGCGCTCATGGGAAACCCATCCGGCTACAGGAGCCATCCCCATGAAGTCCACCCCGATCACCAACACCGCGTTCAAGACCGGCAACAGCCCGTTCCTGCGCGGCGGCAGCGCCACCTTCTCCAACTTCGCCGACACCGCTGCAACGCTGCAGGGCTCGGACACCGAGACCGGCACGTACACGACGCTGGCAACCCTGGCTGCGAACGGGCAGACCGAGGTCCAGAACCTGCCGCAGTGGATCAAGTTGTCCGCTGCCGGCACCGTCTACATGGCGGCTGGCTGACCTTCCGCGGCCTCTATACGGGGCCGCTCACCCATTCCCGAGGAGGGAACATGAGCAAGGAAACCATCATCGTCCCGGTAGTGCAGGCGACGATCCAGCGCAGCGAGTACGTCACGATCTCCGACTCGTTCCCGAAGCACGAGCTGCCGATCCTGGAGCTGATCCACGGGGAGGACAACGTGGTCGTGACCGACCCGGACTACTTCGCGTTCGAACTGCCGAACAACGCCACGCAGGAACTGCAGCGCCTCTACACCAAGTACACCGACAAGTACCGGCCGGTGGTGGACCAGGTGTTCCCGCGCGGCGCCCGCGATGTCGCTTCCGAGCTGGGCATGGATGTCGGCAAGGACACTTTCAGCAAGCAGTCCGAGGCCGTGATCGAAAGCCGACTGCCGCCGCGCCCGACCGCGGCCGCCAGCCTGAGCCGTCCCGCGCCGGAAGACGATGGCGACGACCAGCCCGAGCTGACCCATGCCGAGCTGCGCGAAGAGCTGACCCGACTGGGCATCGACCACAAGGGCAACGCGCCGAAGGCCGAACTGCAGGCGCTGTACGACGCCGCGCAGGCCGGCGCCGGCACCCTGGGCGGCTGATCGCCAGCACTACGCGGTAACCCGACGGGCTGGGGGGAACCCGGCCCGTCTCCACAAGAGGGCTCCCATGAGCATCACCGACGGCATCCAATGCGCCTGCTCCAGCACCGACGGGAACGCCACGCTGGCAGAGTTGCGCAAGAGGCTGATGATCCGGCTGGGCTTTGCCGCGCAGGCGAACAACCCGCCGCCGGGCATGAAGGAGCTGCTCAACGATTTCCTGCAGAGCGCGCAGGTGGCACTGTTCCGGCGCCCGACCGGCGAGTTCCGCAACGAGCGCTGGTTCTCCTGGCCGCTGGTGGCCGGCCAGCGCCTGTACGACTACCCGGACAACGACGAGAAGAATGCCCCGCAGTCGTGCCCGGCGACGCTGGACCCGCGCAAGGTGACGTGGGTCGGCCGCGAGCGTGATGGCGTCTGGTCCGAGATGCATCAGGGCATCAACCCACGTAGCTACACGACCAGCGAGCTGACCGGCTTGCCGCAGCGCTACGAGTTCCGCAACTGCATCGAGATCTGGCCGGCGCCCGACGAGACGCTGGGCAATCTGGTCATCAAGGGCAAGTTCGACCTCAACCGGTTCACCGAGGACACGGACCGGACCACGATCGACAGCGAGATCGTGTTCCTGCTGGCGCTGGCCAACGGCAAGGCGCACTACCGGCAGGCGGACGCTCAGGCCTACATCCAGCAGTTGGAGGTGATGATCACCAATCTGGTAGCGGGCACCCACGCCACGGCGCGGTACAGGCCAGGTCCGCCGGCAGGTGAGATTGTCTATGTGCAGCCTCGCCCGGAGGTGCCGTTCCAGTGACCGGCCGCATTGTCACCCTCAACGCCTCCAAGGGCGGTATCAACCGGCTCCGGACGAAGGGCGGGGCAGACCCGAACACCCTGTACGACCTGGTCAACGGCTACGTCGATCAGGACGGCGTTCCGCGGTCGCGGCCGGGCACCAAGAACAGGAACACGCTCCCCACCGGTGCCACGAAGGGCCTGTGCGCCTACGACGGCAAGCTGATCGTCTTCAGCCATGAGCCGCAGACCATCGCGGCCAGCACACCGGTGGTCGAGTGTGAGGTGCTGAAGCACCCGAACACCCCGGATCTGCCGATCAAGGAAATCCACTTCGCCGGCCCTTTCCTCGGCTACCTGTACGTGGTGCCCGAGTTCGTCAATGGTGACGTCTTCCACTACTGGCTGCAGCGCGGAACGACGTGGGAGCCGGGGAAAATCTACCTGCCAGGTTCGTTGGTGACGCCCACATCGCCCAACGGCATCGCCTACCAGCTCGACAGCGGCACCAAGCAGTTCCAGGTGTGGGTGCGCAACGTCGCGCGCGCGCTGGGAGACAAGGTCGTTCCCACCGTCGACAACGGCTATTCCTACACGGTCACCGACGTGTTCGGGCCGGCACCCCGTTCTGGCGCCACCGAGCCGTCCTGGCCGGCATCGCCGGGCGCAACCGTGTTCGAAGACAGCGACGTGGCCAACCCGACGCCGATCCCGGGAGAGCAGTCCGGCAACCAGCTGCCGCCGGATGTGACGGACTGCTCTCC